GGAAGTGTAGATCTTAAACCAGAAGAGCTAACACTATATACTTCAATCGTATAGTTGCCCTCAATAGTGTCTGGAATTTCATAACTTTTTGCACCTTCTACTGTTCTTGATGTGTAATTACCTTGTTCATATCTCCATCTAACGTATGCGTTATCAGTAGAGGTAGTCCAACTAACAATAATCTTTACCCTAGCTATTCCTGTATCCTCGTAAATAACTTCTTCTGCTGTTACTCCAGAAGGTGCTGATGGTGCTATGTCTAAATCAGTAATATCTCTTGTAGTAAGAGCTATGCCACTTTCAATATGATTATATTTGCCTGAGTTATACTCACTTGCTGTAACTGTATAAAAAGCTCTATCTTTTTCCTCTATTGATAAAACTCTCCAAGTGCTAGTAAGAATATTACTTGTCTGATAAACCCAAACACTATTAGCTTGTGGTGCAGAGGTAAAAGCTTGTGAAACATTGATAACGCTACCTGTTATGCCACTTACAGTTTTATTTTCTACAGAACCATCTGAAAGTATTACAGATAAACTTGATCCTATTTGATATGTTAGACCTGTTATATCATCAACAGTTATAGCTGTTGTTGTTGCACTTACGATACGACCACCTCTCCTTTCTCCCGACTTAACTGGATCTGCAATTTCTATGATTTGGCCTGGTCTTACAAGAGTACCTGCATCTATAGCACAACTAAATGTCACAACTTCACGTTCTACATTGCTCATATAGAGCATCCATTTTGCTAAACGAGAAGCTTGTCCACGACTTGTACAAGCAAAAGCATCTATGTTTTTAACAACAGAACCATATCTAGCTTGGTTTGCACTATCAATTTGCTCAACATAATTTATATCTCTAAGCTCTAAATCTAAATATTTAGCGATAACAACAGTAGGTCTTTGCTTTTGGCTTACGTTTGAATAGCTAAAACCAGGTTCTAATACATTTGCAAGAGTAAATAAATAGCTTGAGTCTTTAGGCGAGTCTTGTGTGATCGTAAAAGCACCTGCACTCCAAAAAGGCATTGACCTAAATACAGAACACATTTGATTTATTACGTTATATGCCTCCTGTTGATTTTGTATTGCAACATTACAACTAAACCTTGGCTCTGTATTACCTGTTCCTGTCCCATCATCTATAAGTTGAGAGGAATATACAGAAGCTTGATAAAAGCTAAATTTATCTAAAGCAGACTCTTGTAAATGAGAACCCAAGCCATATCTGTCAGAAGTTAAAAGATCGTATAAGCACCAGGCAGGGTCGTTTGTATATTGAGCAGCACCTAAAGTACCATTAAATGTTCCAGAATAAGACAAACTTCCATCAGACCTAACTGTTGCATTGTGTGGAATTTTTACTTTTATTCCTTTTACTAAATATTTTCTTGAAGGTATATTACTAAATTGTTCAGCGTCTACTTTTAAACCTACAAGTGCTGAATTAGGATATGTTCTTTGGTCATATTTTATTTCTACATAAGTATTAAATTGAAAAGCGTTTACTAATTTTGAAGATGAGCTATCTGCTGTAATTCTTGTTACTTTTATATTTACAGGAAAAGCACCATCTAAATTAATTAAATAATCACGCAAATAAACATCAGGAGTACGACCTGTAATCTTTCCTTGATTTCCAAATACAACATTTTGATATGAACCACCACTATATTGAACAGCAATTTCTAACTGTATTTCTGTACCAAAAATATCACCCTTATCACTAAATTGTTGTAGTTGTGGTACTGTTATTTGTACCGAGACTGCATCAACATTGGAATCTGTAATTTGTATTACTTTTGGTGATGCTTGTGGAACTGTAGAAAATCCTGTTGATTTAGTAGTAGCAACATCTCTTGTAATAGGAATTGTAGTCTGACTAGAAGTACCTGTTCTTGCCTCAAAAGTTACATCTTTGAAATTAAAAGTACCATCAGCAGCTTGTAGTGGAGTGTTGTTAAGAAAAATAGACTTAGCACCATCATCAAGTCCTTCTATCTCACCTTCTCCTATAAGATCTAAAACTCTTGCAAAACTTTTTGAATCTAAATTATCTTTTGCTTCGGTAGGTGTGCCACCGCCACCGCCACCGCCTTTTCCACCGCCACCGCCAGATCCAATTATCTTACTCATACTTCCACCTGCTCGTTTGTGATATTAGCTGATACCACTACTGATCCTGTCATCGTGCGACCATATATCACAGGAACGGCAACCCCGGCTCTTGTTGTATTCTGGATGCCACTAAAATTAAAAGATCTTCTTGGATCTTGATTTTCTTCTGGGATTGTTTCTACAGGTGCAAGCATAGTTGCAATACCATTAAGAACTAAAGATGCACCAATTACAGAAGTTATAGTTCCTATTTTTGCCATAGTGCCTGTAACTATTCCTCCTGTTAACTCAGCACCAGCTTTACCAAATAGACCAGCACCCGGAAACATAAAACTTACTCCTATTAATGCAGCACCTAGTAAAATTTGTCCTGTATTACCACCTGCACCTCCAACAACAGGTACTATCTTTATATCACTTGCTCCGCTTGGATAATGTAATTCTTTTTCATCAAGTTCCCATTTATCAACTAATACTCTGTAATACCTATCAGCCATATGTTTTTCTAAGTTAGGAAAATTAACGACTAAAAATCTTATTGCCTGTGCAGCATTATTTACTTCTGCTTCTAAAGTCTTCTCACCAAGAAACTTAGCGAGTTCTCCGTATAGCTTAATTTTACGCAGCATAACGAATCCTTTTACCTGTGCATTTTAGCAGCCATTCATCTAATAGATCACGACTTGATAATCTATTTTGCAGATGATGTAAAACTGTCTGCTGTCCTAAGTAAACACCAATATGATTTAATCCGCTACTACTTATAGACATTAATAATAAATCTCCATATCTTAAATCTTCTGTTGGCAATAATTCCCTAAAACCTGTATCTTCATAACATTGATTAAACATAGGATTTTTTATAAATTCATCAGGGTCATTTGGTCGTACCCAATCTCTCAAATCTATTCCTAAATCTTCTTTGTAGAAATCACGAACTAATGACCAACAATCATTCACTCCCCATACCCATTGCCTTCCTATCAAGGGTGCTTTATATCCGCAAGGTTCACAATATCCCCATTGTTTTAGATTTGGTTGGATAATCCACCATTTTAAATTTGATCTTTCACAAGCGACTCTATCTGCATCACTAGGATGTGGACTTGTAACTGGATGACTATGAATTACAGCTACTACCTCTCCCTGATCTTCTGCCTCAACCCAATCATCAGCATCTAAAATAAATTGATCTGTAGGTTTTGCAGCTAAATTTTTACAAGGAAAATAAACTTCTTTTCCTTTTTTAATAATCAATAAACCACATGACTCTCTAGGGTTCTCTTTTATTGCGTGTTCTAGTGCTTTATCTTGCCACATTATGAGAAAAATGTACCGATACCAGGAAAATCATCAGGTAAGACTTGACGTTTTGGTAGTCTTACTCCATGAACATCAGAACTTGCTGCAAGCTCGAACACAACTTCCATCCTGTTTTCTGCTGATTTGCGATCAATAAAAAATACTTGCTCATCGAATGTAGCAGTAGGATCAGGAGTACCAAATGGGTTTATACCTGACTCCATATTTATAGAGTTACCATCCTCTTGTAAAATGCCCGATCCGTTTTCTAACAATATTACACCACCTGTAAAATTTGTATTATCTATATATCTCAATAAAGTCCTTATTCTTGTAACTTTTGCACCCTCTAATCCTTGAGGAAGAGTTAATAAAATAGTTGTTATCGTTCCTAAAATATTAGATATTTTTAATGTAGGTCTTGGTGTTTGCTTGCCATTGTATTCAAAACCCTCTGCCTCTATAGGCATCCTTGTATATTCATTATTATCAAAAATTATATTGCTATTCTCATTTGTATTAGTTCCATTATGAAAATAATAAGTTTGAGAAATACTGTGCATTGTTGTATTTAACTCAAGCTGAAAAAGCTCAACAATATTACTTGGATTAGGTTTTTGTAGTTCAGCTACAGGTATTGCCATTAGGGTTCAAATACTTCTCTAAACGTAACTGTGATTGTTGCAAGATTTGGATAAGGTATTGTTTTCTTTCTATTTAAAGCACGATATTTAGATGTGGCTGCCTCATCAGGTGCTTGCCAGTTAAAATAATCACCATCTGCAATTCGTGCATCCAAGAAAGTTTCTATAGTATCGCTTTGTGTTTCTGTAATATTTTCAAAAGAAAGATTATAAACTTTTGGATTAATATTCAATCCAAATTTTATAACTTGCTCATAACCATCTTGAAACCTTGCTGTTGTAACAAATGGTTTTATATCTTTTGTAATACCATAAACAGGTTCAATCGTTGGAAATGTCTCAGCCATTAGCTTAATAATCCTCCTGGTCGTTTTTGTTTAATAAGTTCTGCTTGTACAACAGCCCCTAACATCTTGCCAAGTTCTGCTGATTGAGTCTCATTTGTCTCAACTGAAGAACCAGAAGCATCTACATTTACAACTATATTACCTATTCCACCACTAGCTTGTACCCCAAGTTTTCCATCTTTACCACGTTTTAGAGGCATGATAGCTTCTGCCCCTGCTTCTCCCATTAAACCCATACCATTTGCCATAGGAAATAGTGTTGGTTTATCAACAACACCTCCGTAAGCGTATGGAACAATTTTGTTCTTAGCAAATACATTTCCCTTTGCATTATTACTTATATCAATGTTTGGAAATATTGCACCAAACAAAGGTTTGGTTATTGCATATCTAACAAACATCCTTGTCAAATCAGAAATAATAGAATTTGCAAGGTCTTTGAAATTAAGCTTACCTGTCATTACAAATTTCACTATTGCATCTTCTGCACCTTTGAAAGCATTTACAAAAGCTTCTTCTGTTTGTTTTGCTATATCAAATGCTGATTTAGCAAAGCTTTGAAGCGCACCTTTTTCATCTCCTAAACCAGCTAGTCCAGTTCCTTTACCATCATCAGTTTTTTCACTTGACTCACCTTTCAATTTTTCAAGTCTTTCTGTAGCATTTTTTAATTGACGACTTAAACTTAGTCTAGATCTATTATTTGTTGCATTTTCTAATTTCTCAGAAAGACGTTTAATATCATTTTCAGTTTTCACTATTGCATTTTCAAGGCCAATACCCATAAATTTATTAAATGCTTCTATTGCATCTGTAATTGCATTAACAATATTTCCAAATACTCTTTGAAACTCTGCGCCAATAGGTTGTAATATTTGACCTACTGCAAGTTTCAGTCTGTCCATAGAGGTTTGTAATCTTTGCCCTGCATCAGCACTAGAATTAGCTACATCTTCTGCTGTTTTTGCAAAGTCTTTATTTAATTTCTCTGCAAATTTCATTATTTGATCTAGACCCACAGTTCCATCTCTCAAGTCTTTCTGTAACTTC